GAAGATCAGCAGTTTCTAGAAAAAGAGCAGTAGCTCAAGGTGTTGGTGGTAAACCAACAAATGTTAAAACATTTGCAAAAAGAAAACAAGCCATGATGGGTGGATTTATGGCTAGAAGAATGGGAATGAGATAGTGAGAAGACAAGATAGACAACCACCAAAAACTAAAAAGTATTTCAGATCTACAAAATCTGGAGCAGGGATGACAAAAGCTGGGGTCGCCCGATATAGAAGAGAAAATCCCGGTTCAAAACTAAAAACAGCGGTCACTGGCAAGGTCAAACCAGGATCAAAAGCTGCGAAGAGACGTAAGTCCTTTTGCGCAAGAAGCGCCGGCCAAATGAAAAAATTTCCAAAAGCTGCAGCCGATCCTAATTCAAGACTCCGTCAGGCTCGTAGAAGATGGAAGTGTTAATATGAAAAAAGCAAAAGCTAAAATAAAAAAAGTTATGAAGGGTTTGCAGAAAGCGTCAAAGACACACGCTGCACAAGCAAAAACTTTGAAAGGAGTCTTACATGGCAGATCCAAAAAAAGGAACGGGTAAGAAACCACCTGGAACAGGCAGAAGATTGTATACGGATGAAAATCCAAGAGATACAGTTAAGATAAAATTTGCAACACCAGCAGATGCGAGAGCAACTGTTGCAAAAGTCAAACGTGTAAATAAACCCTTTGCACGCAAAATACAAATACTAACAGTAATGGAACAACGGGCTAAAGTTATGGGTAAAAGCCAAGTTGCTTCAATTGCTAAGAAAGGAAAAGATGCAATTAGAAGTCATCATAAAAAGACTAGTTAAGTTCATTAATACAAGAACAGAGGCTTTATCCATAACAGTTACATCAGGAGGTGTTGACAATATGGAAAAGTATCAGTATATAATAGGACAAATAAATGCCCTAGAGGCAACAAGACAGGAACTCTCTAACCTGCTAAGTGATAAGGAGCAAAATGAAAAAGCAACAGTCATCGATATTAACACCAAACAATGATTTGATTGGTGTAAAAAAATCAAAAAAAGAAGAACCAAAATTACCAAAGCCAACAGGTTGGAGAATGTTAGTTTTACCTTTTAAGATGAAAGAGAAAACTAAAGGTGGAGTAATATTAGCTGAAGATACTTTAGAGCGACAACAAGTTGCTTCTCAAGTTGGTTTAGTTATGGCCATGG